TCTAACGCTATTGGTCAACACTTCTACCCAATTTGGGAAGCAGCTACTGTAGATGAGTGGTTATACAACGGTGGTCCTTACCAGCTAGTAATTTTCCACTTCCTAATTGGTATCTCAGCATACATGGGAAGACAGTGGGAGCTTTCATACAGTTTAGGTATGCGTCCTTGGATCTGTGTTGCATACTCTGCACCAGTATCTGCTGCATTCGCTGTATTCTTAGTATATCCATTTGGTCAGGGTTCATTCTCTGATGGTATGCCACTAGGTATCTCAGGTACTTTCAACTTTATGTTCGTTTTCCAAGCAGAGCATAACATTCTAATGCATCCTTTCCACATGGCAGGAGTAGCAGGAATGTTCGGAGGATCTTTATTCTCAGCAATGCATGGTTCTCTTGTTACATCTTCTCTAATCAGAGAACAACTGAGCAAGAGTCACAGAACTATGGTTACAAATTTGGTCAAGAAGAAGAAACATACAACATAGTTGCCGCTCACGGTTACTTTGGTCGTCTTATCTTCCAGTATGCTTCATTCAACAACTCTAGATCACTACACTTCTTCTTAGCAGTGTTCCCAGTTGTATGTGTATGGTTAACCTCTATGGGTATCTGCACTATGGCTTTCAACCTTAACGGTTTCAACTTCAACCAATCAGTTGTAGATGCTAACGGTAAGATTGTTCCTACATGGGGAGACGTTCTTAACAGAGCTAACTTAGGAATGGAAGTAATGCATGAGAGAAATGCTCACAACTTCCCACTTGACCTTGCATCAGCAGAGTCAACAACAGTTGCTTTAACCGCACCTTCAATCGGTTAATAAATACGATTGAGACCTTTCGTGCGGTCTCTACAATCGGAACTACTCAAGACCCCTTTACAGGGGTCTTTTTTTTGTGTATAATAAATAATGAAGGAAATATTAAGAACATGACATTAGATTACTACAAGGTTCAACTGAAAGAGACAGCAGAAAAACTGTCAGAGTTTAAGAAAGGTATTCTTGCTGTTGATGAATCTACAAAGACGATTGGAAAAAGATTATCTGATATTGATGTGGAGAACACAGAAGAAAATCGACAAGCATATCGTGGAATGTTATTCACTACACCAGACTTAGGAAAATATATTAGTGGTGCAATTCTATATGAAGAGACACTCTATCAGAACCATGTTGATGGAGATAGTATGGTTGACAAACTTACAAAACAGGGAATCATTCCAGGCATCAAAGTTGATACAGGATTGAAACCTTTGGTTGGTGCATTAGAACATGAAACATTTTGTTCTGGATTAGATGGATTGGTTGAGAGAGCATCTGATTATTATGTTCAAGGTGCTAGGTTTGCTAAGTGGAGAGCAGTTCTACAGATCACAGAGGATGGGCCATCTGACCTTGCAATACAAGAAAACGCATGGGGTCTTGCACGTTATGCTCGTGCTGTACAAGAAGCTGGACTAGTTCCCATCATTGAACCAGAAATACTGATGGACGGAAATCATAGTATTGAAACTACATCAAAGATTCAACAACGTGTGATTACAGAAGTTTATAAGGCATGTCATTTAAACGGTGTATATCTAGAGGGAACTCTACTCAAACCATCCATGACAGTATCTGGAAGTGATGCACCAGAAGATGATGCAGAGACAGTTGCAAAGATGACAGTTGAGACTTTACTGAGATGTGTTCCAGCTGCCGTGCCTGGTATCGTATTCTTATCTGGTGGATTAAGTGAAGACCAAGCATCAACCTATTTGAATGAGATGCAACACGTTGCAATGACTTGTTCAAACGTGCCATGGAATTTATCGTTCTCATTTGGTCGTGCATTGCAACACTCATGTCTGAGAGCATGGGGTGGTGTTGATGGTAAGGCTGGACACATTGCATTACTTGAACGTGCAAGAGCAAATTCAGAGGCGTCATGTGGACTCTATGCAAATTCTGAGGAAGGTGTATCAAACGAATCTTTGTTCGTATCTGATTACAAATATTGACAACCATATAAATCTGTGATACTTTGAGAGGACAAAATCCTCTCATTTTTTATGAAAATTTTTTTAGACACAGCAGACGTAGATCTGATAGGACAATATTATGGTACTGGATTGATTGATGGTGTCACAACAAATCCAACTCTAATTAAGAAGAGTGGTCAAGACCCAGAGGAAGTCTATAGACAGATTGCACTTCTTGGTGTTGATGATATTAGCATGGAGATTGTGACAGATGACTCATATGAGTTTCTTAAGGAGGGTCGTAGACTGAAAGAGAAATTTGGTGAAATCACAACAATCAAAGTCCCTTGCACACCCGAAGGCCTGAAGGCGTGTAAACTCCTCTCAAAGGAGGGAATCCGAGTAAACGTGACTTTGATCTTTAGTGCCGCTCAAGCGGTCTTGGCGTCGAAGGCAGGCGCTGCCTACGTCTCGCCTTTTGTAGGTCGAGTTGATGATAATTCATTTAATGGTTTGAATCTAATCAAAGAGATTGCAGACATATATGAAAAACAGTCAAGACTATATAATTTTGTTGACACAGAGATTCTATCTGCATCCATAAGGAACGTGGGTAGTGTGAGTAAGTCTTTTGAATACGGTGCAGGGATTGTTACCATGCCTCCATCAGTGTTTGAAAAGATGTACAATCATATTCTAACTGACAAAGGTTTAGAACTTTTCCAAAAAGATTGGGAAGCAGTAAACGTACTTAAATTTTAAATGAAAGTAGAGTTTGAAAAACAATTCGGTGATGGGGTAGACCCTTGGTATGCAAAGGCAGAGAGATGGGCAAAGAAACAAAAGTTTCCCATCTCTTTTCTTGCGTTAGGACTTATTGAGTATCTCAAAAAAGTATGGATTAATGTTAAAGTTGAAAACACAATGAGAAGTGTTGATGCTGATATTGAAAGGATTCATGAACTCTGGGATGAGGAAGAGACGACACACAGAATGAATGTCATTGCACAAAATGGAAATGATGGATTACATTATTCACAAGAGCCTTCCGAAGTAGAGGGACTTGACAACTTTGAAATTCGTAATAATATGTTTGAGGAGGACTAATGGAAAAACTTCATGAAGCAGTTTTGTACTCTAAAGATAATTGTCAATGGTGTGACAGAGTAAAACAATTAATGAATGCTTGTAACTTTCCTTTTGTTGAATACAAATACGGACAAGACTTTACACGCAAAGAGTTTTACGCTGAGTTTGGAGAAGGTGCAACTTTTCCTCAAGTACAGATTGATAATAAACATGTGGGTGGGTGTAAAGACACCTTACATTACTTACAAAGTCAAGGTATTATTTAATGGAAGACATTTACACAATCGTCGATAAAGCAATTGATGTTGCATTTGAGGAACAGAAATTTCATTTAAAATTTTATGACTTTATGAAATCCTGTAAAACAACAGGAGTAGGAGCGAAGGAGTTTAATCAAAGTTCAACTGCAAAAGAGTTGACTGATTTGGTTGATGACTTGAGTAAATACATCAAAGGTGGAAAAGATGGTGAACATCAAATTCTAAGAGAGGCGTACGGCCATCTTGGAAAACCAAAAGCAAGAAAGATTAAAGATTACTTTAATGTAATCTTGGAAGACGCTAAGAGATATGAAAAGGAAAGAAGAAGAGGGAGACGTAAAACTACAACTAAATAAATCAAGTACAAGAGGTAATGTGTTAACACTCGCTCTAACTCTAGGCACTTTAATATCAGTGCTTTTTCTCTTTGTTGGTGGTATAATAGGATGGTTATACAAAGAACACAAACAAAGAAATGATATCTCTGAGATGCATCCTGAGATGTATGATCTCAAAGGTAACGTTATTCCAGATGAAATCATTGCCTTTCGATTTGAAAACTTAAACTTTGATAGTGAAATTGACGACGAATTATGACTACTACACATCCTACATTAGGAGAAAATAGATTACCAAGAAATCCTCTTTTGAGTGAGGTATTGGGATTAGCATCAAAACAAAAGACAAAAGCAAAGAAGATTCAAGTTCTTAAACAGTATGAGTCTCTGCATCTTAAGTCTGTTTTGATTTGGAATTTTGATGAATCTGTGAAGTCGATGCTTCCAGATGGTGATGTTCCGTTTAATAAAAACGAAGCGCCTGCTGGAACCGAACACTTACACCTTGCATATGAGTGGAAAAAGTTGTATAATTTTGTTAAAGGTGGGAATGATGCACTTCGACCTATGAAAAGAGAACAACTTTTTATGCAACTTCTAGAGGGTCTTCATCCAGACGAAGCAGAAATTATTTGTTTGGTAAAGGACAAAAATCTTAAGAAAAAATATAAGTTGACTCGTGCCGTGGTTGAGGAAGCATTTCCTGATATACAATGGGGTAATCGAAGTTAGTATGGCAAAAACAAAAACCAGAGATGAGGTGATGGCGGAAGCTTACTGGACACCAAAAGAAAAGGAAGACTTGAATAGTAAGTATTCAACAAGTCTTGTCAAGGAGAACTGCAATCAGGAGGAGATGAGTGACAAGACTCTACCTTCTGATGCTTATATCGTGACGTATAAAATTGAAGGTGAGGTTCGTAATGATCT